AGGATTTGATACCTGCATACCCTTATAAAGGTGTGTTTCCTTACATCACATCCACAGGTATGGAACTGATCAAGTTCCAAGAGCGGAGTATCGGAATCGAACCGACGACATCTAACTTGGAAGGATAGCGTTCTACCGCTGAACTAACTCCGCAATAAGAGTAATATACTCTATTTTTCTCCGTAAGTCAACCCATACTTTTCAAGAATCTCTGGAGAATATTGTTCTGGAGAAGAGATAACTTTCTCTTCCCTTTTCTTCTCTTCAAGATAATGAACGCGATTACGAAGTTCAGTAGAGGAGTATTGGTGCCTCCTCAAATGAAAGAAAAGTTCAATACCATTATCAATACAGTATTGTTTGCCAGTGAAATCCCTGTCTTTATATTCTTCGCTCAAAAAGCGAATATCAATAGTTTGAGTTTGAATTAGATTTAGAAGATCTGCTTCAGTCTCATAGACAAGAATTTCATCGACATACTTACAACCCTGGAGTTGTACATACCTTTCATATACAGATTGAGTCGGTTTATTCTTTGCTCCAGGACGATCAATCGTAGGATCTACCTGAAGTGCAACCTTTAGATAGTCACACATCTCTTTCTCCATCTTGAGCATTGTGACATGCCCAGCATGAAATAAATCAAAAGAACTACAATTAAAACCGATTTTCATACCCATAAAAGAAAGGTAACGACTCAGGAGGGATTCGAACCCCCGACCAACTGCTTAGAAGGCAGATGCTCTATCCTGCTGAGCTACTGAGTCAGATAGTAGGTTCCTATCGCCGCTAGTTCTGAACCTACTGAAGGGAACTACCGCAGTTGATTATGCTCTCTCGATGCCATCAACATAATTATTATACTCCTCTTCGGAGATTTCTTCAATACTTACAATCTCCAAATCATCTCCTTTTGGTGCCAACCATTCGTGAAACTCATCAATGATAGCCAGTTGATCATAAATTTCTTCAAGTCTTGATTTAGAATCAATCACATCAATTGCCCACTGTCTTACATGTGCAACGATGTCTTCAGTCTCCATCATAATAGTCTTTTCGGAAGTACCTGCTGAGGATGTTACTATTGTAGTATGCAGGTCCTCCTGTGTCAAGGGATTCCGTGAGAACTCCATTGACAAAGAGTTGTCTTGTTTCTTCGAAGTTTGTTTTGCCAGCTGTTTGATGTAGAGATAAGATAGTTCGACTAAAATTTTCTCTACCGTATTTGATAATGTCTTCTTTAAGTTCTGGACAAGACCCATAATAATTCTTCCAATCAGATTCGGATTTTACTTTTCTTTTCTTCCCTCTTGGTTTTCGAAACGACCAAAAATACTTTCGACCAATGTAACGTCGTGAGTTGCACTTATTGGTAATGAGATAAACAAAACCGAAGTAGTCCCCAATATCATCACTGGTAAAAGCAACTTCATTATGCATCCAGGGGTTTTCATAATCAATACCTATACTCATCAATTATATCAAGAACCTTGTTTAGGTATTTATGGGCAAGGTCCTTGGGGTTAGAATACCAAGTAGGATCATCCTGTAACTGCGCTTTTAATTTTAATACACGAATTCTAAATTCGTCTTTCTTGATTTGATTTTTTGACATTACTCTACTATCAGTGTGAAAGCAATCGTGAGTCTTGGTTTTGTACTTTTATTTGGGGGAACATAATGTATTTTATTTGCGGCAAAAAATAATATGTCCCCTTCTACAACTTTTGGTGTCACAAACCCAGGGTCATAAAATTTGGTTTGTTCATGATAGTTGGGATCAAAAATCAAATAGTGAACAGCAGTATATCCTACTTGTCCATGATCGTGAGGTTCTTGGTACTGACCAGTTTCATAATAATTATACCAAACATCACTTACATGTCTAAATTTTAGTTTTCTTTCTTTACAAAATTTTTTTGATATTTTCACATATTCTTTTCTTAAGAATTCATAATCAATTCGATCTACATCAAATTGATCCTCATGTGAAACATGGCAATCACACTTCCACTTGTTTCTATTGGGAAATTTTTTATAATTTTCTTGGATAATGGGGAGATTTCTATCAACAAATCTCCCCGTCCAACTAAGATTTCTTTTGTAGAAATCAGAGTTTGAATCCAGAGAAAGTATTTTTCGTAACATCCTGTTTAATACCACCTACAACATAACTTTCAACTTCTGTCTCCTGTGGTGCCACCTGGAGTCCCTTAGAGGAGATCCAGTGCTGTGTCCAGGGGAGTGGGTTGTTATTTGCTGCAATATCGTATTGGGGTTTTAACCCAATTGCTTTGAGTCTTCTATTTGCGATCCATTCAACATACTGCTGAAGAAGTTTGTCATTGAGTCCGATCATGCTGCCATCTTTGAACAGATAGTCTGCCCATTTCTTTTCTTCATTTACAGCGCGGTCGAACATCTTGTATGTCCATTCCTCCTCTTCTTTCATGATTTGTTTCATCACAGGATCATCACCATCACGCCATTTGTTCAGAATGTTCTGAGTAATTGCTAGATGTTGGTTTTCGTCTCTTGCGATGAGACTAATGATTTTAGCGGATCCTTCCATAAGCTTAAGTTCACCGAAGGCGAAACTACAAGCAAAACTAACGTAGAACCGAATACCTTCAAGAATATTAACGTTTGCGATTGCTCTATAGAGTTTTCGTTTAACGTCATTGATTGTTTCCTTTGCGTATGGAACTCCTTCAAGATTGTGCAACCAAGTGTCTGATACACCATATTGTTGGGATGCTTGAATGAAGTCATCGTATGCTTCTGTAACGCTGCTAGCACGCTCTAGAATGCGCTCATCAGTAACGATCTTGTCAAATACCTCAGATGGGTCTGAATAGACGTTCTTGATGATGTAGGTATAGGAACGACTGTGGATCATTTCCATGAACCCCCAGACCTCCATACATGCTTCCAGTTCAGGAAGTGAGCAGTATGGAATAAATGCCATACCAGGACCACGACCCTGAATGGAATCCAACATGATCTGATACTTCAAGTTAGAAGTATAGATGTGTTTCTGTTCTGGTCTAAGAGTGTGATAATCACCACGATCTTTTTGGAGAGAAACCTCTTCAGGTCTCCAGAAATACCCCAATTGTTGAGTTGTGAGTTTATCAAATACTGGGTACTTATATGAATCGTACCTTTGAACTCCAAGAGGTTGACCGAAAAACATCGGTTGTTTCTTAGTATTAACTTGTTCAGTATTAAAGACTGTCATGCCTTTAACTTTTGTAAAACTATTGTCTTCCACGGAAGAAACCTTAAACTGCACAGGATTCACACTCTCCCTCCTCAGCGTTACTTAATTCACCCAACAAATTTTGTAATTCGGACTTGTCTTCTCCTACCTCATCATTCTTCATGTCGTGAGTGTTTTGGTAGTAAGAAGTTTTCCATCCGTACTTATATGTAGTCAAAAAGTCTTGTGCCATGACGGACACTGGAACTTCATTGTCAGGATAGTTCTCTGGATTGTAACTCCAGTTACCAGAAATTGCTTGGTCAAAGAACTTTTGCATCACAGCAACAACATTAATATAACCACGATTGGACTCCATATCCCACAGAAGCGTATAATTGTTCTTAAGAGATCCGTATTGAGGAACAATCTGCTTGAGAGGGCCCTTCTTGGATTTCTTAATGGACAAGAAATCACGGGGTGGTTCGATTCCATTGGTTGCGTTTGACACAACGGAACTGCTCTCTGAAGGCATTTGTGCGGACAGTGTGCTGTGTCGGAGACCGTGCTCCAGGATAGATGCTCTAAGACCTTCCCAATCATGGTCTAACTCTTGCGTGGTAATTTCGTCGACATCCTTTTTGTATGTATCAATTGGGAGAATACCATCAGAATACTTAGTGCGACCAAAGTATTCACAATGACCTTTCTCTTTAGCGAGTTGATTGGATGCTTTTAAGAGGAAGTATTGGAAAGACTCAGAGAGACCATGAACAGCATCCCATGCCTCTTGAGAGTCATAGGCATAACCAAGTTTGGCCAAATAGTGTGCCAACCCAATGAAACCTATACCAAGGGATCTACGTGCCTTGGTGGCGATTTCTGCTGCCTCTACGGGATAGTTTTGATAGTCAATCAATTCGTCCAGAGAACGAACAGAAAGGTCACAAAGTTCTTCCAGTTCATCATCAGACTTTACTTTGCCGACGTTGATTGCAGAGAGAATACAAAGTGCAATCTCACCAAATTTATCATCAATGTGATTGATTGGATATGTAGGTAGAGTAATCTCCTGACACAGATTACTCATATTCACCTTATCCTTAAAAGATGAATGTGAATTACAGTGATCGATATTCATGATGTAGATTCGACCAGTCTCCGCCCTCTCCTTCAGAAGATTGAGAATGAGTTCTTGAGCTCTGATAGTTTTTCTTGGAACAGACTGATCTCGTTCATAAGACTCATATAGACTGTCAAATCTATCAGTGCCAAAAACATCATACAAATCAGGAACATCGTGGGGAGAGAAGAGTGAGATCTCTCCATCTTGGATGAATCGTTCATAGAAGAGTTTGCTGATTTGGATTGAGTAATCTAGTTTGCGGACACGGTTATCTTCAGTACCCTTGTTGTTTTTGAGGACTAGAATGTCTTCGATTTCTTGGTGCCAGATTGGGAAGTGGAC